TGTCCCATCCAATCCTCAACGAAATCGACGCTTTCTGCTCCGCACACCAGATGGCCGAGAGCACGTTTGGTCGAATGGCGCTGGGCGACTGGAAATTCGTCAAAGAGCTGCGCGGCGATGGGCGGGATAGCCCCCGCCGCCTGTGGCCTGAAACCGAGCAAAAGGTTCGTCATTTCATGGCGACCTATCGGCCAAACACGCAACAGGATGCGGCGGCATGAGCGTCTATTTCGCGACTTGCCGCGAGATTGGCCGCGTGAAGATCGGTCACGCCGTCAATGTTCGTCGGCGGCTTAGCGAATTGCGCACTTACTGCCCCGTTCCTCTTGAACTTGAGGCGACATTGGACGGTGGGGAAGCCGAGGAGCACGAACTTCACGAGCGCTTCGCCAATCATCGTCGGCAGGGCGAGTGGTTTTTGCTCGCTCCTGAAATCGAGGAGCTGATCGCAGCCAATAGAACCGCGATTCCCGCCAAGCCGTTCGATGCGACTAATCCGGTAGCTCGACTGCTCGCGAGAGGCGAGTTTTCGCAGTGCGCACTCGCCGAAAGGCTGGGCGTAACTCAAGCTACGATTTCCCGCTGGTCCACTGGCAAACTTCCGATGAGCCGGCGCACAGAAATCACGCTCTCTGTGATCGAACGCGAAATCACTGGTGCGTCCGCATGATCCGCGCGGGAAATGACCGCTCTTCCGCGCAGTTGGCGACCCAGAGTTGTTTGCCCCACGCTCCGGGCCGCCGTTCCCTGTTGGCTAGGTCATAATCGGCATGGCGGGGGGATGGCAACCAATTGAGACTGCGCCACGCGACGGGACGCTGATCGACCTGTGGGGCAGCTGCAAGGACAGCGTAGGCCGCTGGGAAGGGCGATTTCCGAATTGCCATTGGGGCAAGGTCTCCGACCGCTGTGGCGGCCATTTCACATGGATGGATGACGAAGATTGGGGAATGGACTCCGAAGCATACGGAGCAATCATAACCCACTGGATGCCTCTCCCCGAACCTCCGGAGGCCGCCTAGATGCCCACTCTCTACACCGCTCTCGCAATCCTCGGATGGCTCGCCTTCTGCGCTATCATCGCATGGTTTGTCAGTCGCGTTCTCGATTACGCGGCTCAGCTCTTCCAAGAGGAAGCAGACCAATTCGCCAATGCTGACCGCATCTGGGGCGAGGTCGTCAACGTTCCCGAGGCTTTGCGGCCCTCCCATATCGCTACCGAGCCAAGCGAGAGGGCCAAGTCCAACGCTAGTCATTCTCTTCTTCTTTCAACTCCGCCTTCTTGTGGGCGGTAAGCGGATATTTAACGCATGGATCCGTCAACAATCATAGACAAATCCTGCGAGGATATTCAGGCGGCGATGGCGATCGCGCTGCTGCGCTTCTCCACGACGCACGACATTAGCTATTCTAAGATCGGTCTGGCGTGCGGCCGCGAGAAGCAGTCAGTCGCTCAATACATCAACAACGGAACCGAGATGCCAGCAACGTGCTGGCTTAAGCTTGTCGCCAAATGGCCCGAACTGGCTGAGCGCCTAGAGTTCGAACTGGACGATGCGGAGAAGGCGTTCCGCGCAAAGCAGCGCTCGCTCACGCTTCCCATGCCTAGCCCAGCGGAGCGCGCAGCATGACCCTCCGCTCCCTCATATTCATGATCCGCCACAAGCACTCCTGTAACCGCACAATCGCTCGTGAGCTGGCGTGTGAAGCATTGGCTCGCGATGTCGAGAAGCGGCGCAATAGCTTTGAGTGTGAGCAGTTCCGTCGCCGGAGAGCCGCAGCCCTCAAATATACGCGGGGCGCAGCGTGAGCTCGCTTCTCGAACTGCCCTGGCCTGACTCAAAGCTCGCCGGCCATCACAACGTCCATTGGCGCGTGCTTCAGCCGGTCAAGGCGAAGCATAAGACCTGGGCCAAGTTCGCCGCGCTCGCCGCAGATATCACCGTTCCAGAGACCGGCGACATTCGTGTTTCAGCTACGTTTTACCCGCCCAACAAACGCGGCGATAGAGTGAATTATCCCATCCTCGCCAAGCCATATTGGGATGGTATTGCGGAAGCTCTTGGCGTCAATGATCGGCGCTTCTTACCTAGTTTTCACTTCGCCGAGCCGGTCTCAAACCCGCGCGTGGTTGTGGTGATAGGATGATGGCGACTCCGGCGCGCAAATGGGATGCATGGCGAGAAGCCAAGGTCCGCTCAGCTGTCCAGCAATCTGGATGTGCAACCGCCCGCCTTCAGGGGATGAAGCTCAGAGCCAGGCTCACCCCTCCACAACCAACCTCGGGAATCTTCCCCTTTGGTCCTGCGCGCACCTGTGCCGAGTGGCGCCCGTTTGAAACTTGGCAGGAGCGCCGTAACCCATGATGGAACCGATCGAACTTCCTTCGCGCACGCGCGTCTCGCACCGTCCCACAACGCAGATCCAGGAATTGGTAGCAGTCTCCTACGGGCTGCATCCCAAACATATGGTGTCACCCGAGCGTAGGCGCGACATCGCCTGGCCGCGCCAGATCGCCATGTATCTCACGCGCCAGCTCACGAAAAGGTCATTGCCCTGCATCGGTGAGGCATTCGGTCATAGAGACCACACCACCGTGATCCACGCCATAAAAGCCGTCGAGAAGAGGATGCAAGCCGATCCTCTCTATCGCGCTGACGTGCAAGCTCTGCGGAAGGCGCTGACTAGGTGAGCGGATACGTCCGCATCCATCGCTCGCTAATCGGGCACCCTGCATTCCGTAACGATGCGGAGGCAATGGCGTTCGCTTGGCTGGTGGCAAAAGCGGCATGGAAGCAGAGCCGTGTCCGCTACAAGGAACGCGCAATCGCACTCGCTCGCGGGCAGCTGGCAATATCAGTCCGCGACTTCGCCAATGCGATGGATCGCGACAAGGCGTGGATTGAGCGTCTTTTAAAACGTCTCAGAGCCGAGACGATGATCGAGACAGTCTGTGAGACAGGCGTCAATGTCATAACCATCTGTAATTATGCAGAATATCAGACCGATCCGGTTTTGTGTGAGACACCGCGCGAGACGCCAAACAAGACAGAGGCGAGACAGGCGCAAGACACAGAACAAGAAAGGGAAGAAGTTAATAAACAAAACTCAGAACCTAAAGGTTCTTCGCAAAAGTTTGTTTTGCCGAGCGATATTCCTGCCGAGCAATGGGGCGCTTGGCTCGAAGCGCGGAAGAAGATCCGCAAATCGCCCACCGATCACGCAAAATCGCTCGCCGTCGCCGAGCTGCGGCGTCTTCGGGACGAGGAGGGCTGGCCGCCCGGCGACGTGCTCAACCACTGCACGATGAACTCATACCAAGGCATTTTCCCGCCAAACCGGAAGTCGAAAAATGACCGATCTGACAAAGCCCCCGTCGCCGAAGCTTTCAATCGCATATTCGGCTAGTGCTGAACTAGGCATGGAACTGGCGAAGGCGCTCACTCTGGTAGCGCCAACGTCAATGACCGCTGAGCAGCACGAGCTGTGGTTGCGCGCTGCCTTGGATTCGCTTCAGGACATTCGGGGAGCCGAGGTTCAGGCGATCAGCCAGGAACTTCGTCGAACGGTCACGCGGCCCAACCAAATCGTTCCCGAGATTGCGCGCCTCGTGAACGAGAAACGCCAACGAGCCAACCAATCGACCAAGCCGCAAAGCCCTTACGCGGCCGAGATGGCGATCCGCAATCGATCGGACGAAATGCGCGCCGCTGCAAAGGGCGACAAACGCAAACTCAGCGATGCCTACGAATGGGAGCGGCAAGCGAGGATCGATGCCGGATTGCATGTCGATCCATATCCGAAACCGCTGACACGCCACGAGCTCGACACCATGCCGAGCCATATCCGGCAGCTGGGCCTGAGCTCCGGCTTCCTCGAATATCGAGGAGACATGCTCTGCGAGCTCTCACCCACCGGAGGAAGGTAATGGCGTCTCGGGCTCTTGGTCTAGCTCTCAAAACGGTGGGCGGAATCGTCGGTTCGGCCTTCCTGCTGTGTATTTCCATCGAAGGTTATCACTGGTTCCAGGTCTGGCAGATTTTGCGCAAGGGAGATCGTTAGTGGCAAGGCGTAAGCGTAAGACCAAGGTCGATCCCGTCCAGAAGCTAGCGGAATCAATCCTTCCTGCCGCGCAGATCCGCAACAACCTCTATGCCATCTGCGGTGTCTCGAACCACAGCGAAGCCGATCAGCGGGCGATGGTCAGGTCCGGTGAGACGAAAACGCTTCGCCGGCGGACCAGGATCGAACTGATGCACAAGGCCGGAATCATCAACGCCGAACAGGCTGCGGCGTGCGAGTGGTATTCAGCGGCCTATGAGCTTGGGTTTCAAACGATCGGATGCACTGCGAATTACGGTGGGGCGGGAGGGGGTAGCTTCGGCTCGAGCGACCTTCTCGCCCGCTACAGGGCCCAAGCCGAGGCGCGGGAGAATTATCACTATGCCCGCCTAGCTATTCCTGCCCACCTCCTTCCGTCACTCGACGCGGTTGTGCTGGAGACCGGTAGGCCTCCGCAGATGATGCGGAAGGAGGAGAAGCTTAGGTTCAGCCTAGCGGCCTTTTTGCTGCTTGGACAGGTCGGCCACATGCTCGCGATGGCCGCTTGACGGCAAAACCAGCCAACTGTATACAAATCGTCAATGTGATTTCGCGCGCCCGCAGCAACCGCTGTCAGGGCGCGTTTTCAATTCGGCGTCTGAGTGTTTCCCCCTTCGCTCGCCCGTCGATCCCCGCGCCCACTCATCCGACACACCCACTGGAAGCTCCATTGTAGCTTAGCCGGTCGGCAATGATTGTGGCGCGGGCCTTAATTCGGAGGCCACGATGGGCGGTTTTGGACTGTCTCTTGGCCTCAAGAACTTCAGGCGCCGTGGCAGCAGTGGCAGCGCGCCAACCAACGCAGTCCTCCGGGAAAGTGGCTCATACGCCCTTCGTGAAGATGGCTCTCGGTTTCTGAGGGAGGCATAAAAGTTGGCCGACACCAAGATTTCAGCTGAAGCCGCAGCCGCGGCACTCGATGGAACCGAACTGGTTCTTGGCGTGCAGGGCGGAGTCAACGTCAAGATCACTAGCCTTCAGATCCGGACCTACGCGCAAGCCAATCTCGGCACTGCGGCAACCAAGAATCTCGCAGTCGGAACGTCCGCACCAGGTAGCCCGTCAGTCAACGATCTGTGGGCAGACATCAATTGACGAAGGATTTTCAGCATGGCTGACAATGGGCAATTCTTTCTCGACACCAAAACCCCGTTCCTGAACGCAGACCCTTCGGCAGTCACCCTAGCGACTACCTACAAGGCTCTGGTTCCGTCAGCATCCTTGCCGCCGCTCGGCACCAACTATTTTGGCTATGTCGGGAAATCGGTCAGAATATGGGCTTTCGGTCGCATCACGACTGCCGCAACCCCTGGTAATATTCAGATCGGCATCCTCTATGGAACCGGCGCCGACGCTAACGGCACGACGATTGTGCAGAGCGGCACTGTGGCTCTCGTGGCCTCGCAGACGAATCTCAGCTGGTCATTAGAGGTCGATATCGTCTGCCGCTCGATCGGCTCGGCGGGAACGCTGATGGGCCTTGGCGAGGCGCACTTCAATGTCGGTGTCATTGCATCGACCAATCAGCCGCTGATGCTTCCTGCATCCGCTCCTGCGGTCTCGGCCGGCGTCGATCTGACCTCGGCAACAAGTCTGCTCAGTCTCCAAGCGCTGCGCTCTGGTTCGACTGCTGAGACGATGCAGGTGCACGGCTTCAAGACGTTTGCGCTGAACTAATGCCAGTAAGGCTTATCGCTCGACAGCCCCTGCGCTGCTCCAGCGGCGGGTGGATGGTCGATAAGGGGCCGCGTCCGGTCAACACGGCATCAATTCCCTCTTCGTGGCGTGTCGGGCTGCTGAAAGTATGGGACGGCTCAGCATGGGTCACGAAACCGCTCAAAGTCTGGAACGGTTCTGCATGGGTCACGAAACCGCTGAAGTTCTTCTCTTCCGCGCTCGTCAACACACGCGCTCCCAACGCGCCTTCCGGCGCGGCGATCATCGGCCAAACCCTCTTCGCCACGGACATGGGTGACTGGACGACCACTCCGACATCGTTCGTGATCGACTGGTTCGATGACAATGGGGCCATCGTCAACGGCGCTAATCAGGACTTCTATACGATAGAAGATGCTGAGCTTGCTCAGCATATCTATTACCGCGTCACGGCCACGCTCGGCGCGGAAACGGTGTCGGTGATGTCGGCAGGAACCGTGTCGGTGGTGGATATCGATCTCTCGGCCGATGTGCCAGTCCTCACCCGCACCTCTGCGTCAGGAGCCACGCCGTATACGGTCGATACCGCGCTCGGTGCCTACACTTTTTCCGGCTACACTCTTCAGCGCGAGATCGCGACGACCAATGGCTTTGCGACCGATCTCTACAACGGCCAGATCGCGATCACCGAAGCCATGCTCCAGTCTCCTTATACGATCGACTGGGCAAACGATGCTTCCCCACCTTATGTCGAGCCGAACCACGGAACATATCCGCAATATTGGGAGCGCCAGCGGATCATTGCGCTGAGCCCTTCCGGCACGTCCTATTACTCTAACTGGTCAACGCCGATCTCGAAGACCGATGCGGTGGCACCGGTCGTGCTCAATTCGTCCGACAAGACGGCCAGCGTAGTGCTGACGAATGGAGCGCTCACTTTCTATGATGGCGGTGGATCGGGACCGAACAGCGTTCGTGCAACCCGCGGCTTGACCACCGGTACGGGCTATTGGGAAGTCCATATCGACAACAAGACGAGCACCTTGCGCTGCGGCCTTGCCGACACCACGCAGAGCCTGACCGCATGGTGGGGCGACAGTGCCGGAGCCCTCCACGGCTTCAACTGGGACAGCGGCGGAACGCTCGACGGCTACTCGTCCTATCCAAGCTACGCCAGCTGGACGACCAACGATGTGCTCGGCTTCGCTCTCGACCGGGACAACAAGAAAATATGGGTGGCAAAGAACAATACCTGGCAGAACGGTACGCCGGGCGTGAGCGGTGGCTTCTCGCTTGACGCCAGCATCACGGGCGAGGTGCTTCCTGGAGTGCAGGCCGAGTTCGGCAACACCGTTTCCTTCATCTTTGCTTCCGGCTCGCTCACCTATACCCCGCCATCAGGGTTCCCAGCGCTATGAAAAGAATCCTCTTTCTGATCGCATTGCTCTTCGCCTCGCCGGCCTTTGCCGTCGAGATCAATGGTGATACAGGGTTCAGCAACGCCGGCTACTGGATGGGCATGACGCCGAATAACTGGGCGGTTGGTGGGGGTGTCCTTACCGGAACCAACGTCACGGCATGGGAGACGATCTCGCACGTCTCGACCGCGATCAAGAAAGGCCACACCTATCAGGTGAGCTTCAGCGTTCCGTCGCGAACCGCAGGCAGCGTGCAGCCCTATGTTGGCCTGTCCATGATGCACACCGCGACGGGCGCCAATATCAACTACCCGAGCAGCTCGATCGCCGACAACTTCACCACGGCCTCTGGGCTTGTCAGCTCGGCGATCCCTGGAGCGAGCGACGATCCTGTGGGCGCCTTCCGGATGTTCTGCGGTGCAGGGCCGGTGCGGCCTGACGACCCGCTCGTTTATGCCAACCAGTCTGGGGCGTCACACTTCCACCAATTCTACGGCAATACCGGAACGAACGCCAAGACGACCTACACGTCGCTGCGCACATCTGGAGGCACCACCTGTGGCAACGGCTCGGACCAGACCCATCCGATCAACCGCTCGGCCTACTGGTTTCCGGCAATGCTCGATGGTGTCGGCAATGTCGTTCGGCCCGATACGATCAACCTCTATTACAAGCGCGATCCAGCCTCTAGCACCCAATGTACGCTCAGCGAACCACTACGCACCGCTGACAGCTGCGTTGCGATCCCCGACAACTTCCGCTTCATCTCTGGATATAATTTCTCGACAGGGCTTGGCGGGCCGGTCGATAATCCGGCGATGCACTGGGAGTGCTGGGATTGGTCTGGAACGCTCGTCATTTACGGACCCTATTCCCATCTTTACGATATCCAGCCGGGCGGATCGGGGCACAATTGCCCACTCGACAGTGTGGTTGCAATGAACGCGGCAATGGCAAATTGCTGGGACGGCACGCACCTCGATGTGCCGAACCATCGCGATCATGTTGTCTATGGACTGGGACCGATCCAAGCTGGGCAGTTCTTCCGCTCATGCGTCGGGGCCGGCTCGACCGCGGGACACCCGATCGAGATCACCAACATCGAGGTCCAGCTCTACTTCCGTGTAGATCAGGCGTTCGTGGACAAGAAATGGCACTGGGCATCGGATGAGATGGTGTCCGGAGCCGAGAAGGGATCGACCTTCCACTTTGATTATTGGAAGGGCTGGTCGCCGACTGCCTATGCAACGCTCGAGACCAATTGTGAGGATGGCCATCTCAGCTGTACTGCGGGATCTCTTGGCGACGGCACGGCGATCAAGCGCGGCGCGGAGACAGCCCCTACGGGCGTCGGCAATCCCGGTGCTCCAGACAGCAACCCGCGCCATCCATCGCGCTACCTACCGACTGCTAAGCTAGGACTGGGCAAGGGTTGCACGACAGGGACATGCACCTATGAACTGACCGCAACCGGGGACACCGGAGAGTTCGGGCTGATGAGCTGGGATGGCTTCAGCGGGACGGTCGATAATTTCTCAGTGCAGGAGATCACTACCGGCCGTCACGGCCCAGTAACAGTTCACAACTAGGCAGCGAACTTCGCGACCAGTGCCTCACCCTGGTTGCCCGCATCGTGAAGCTTCGCCAGATGGGCGCCGATCAGGTTTATACCGGGTAGTTTTGAACTGATCCGCTGGGGCACTTTGTAACGCCGCCTGAGATGCAGTTGCAGGGAGTGAGCGATGCCTGCCGGAAGAGAGACGGTGCCAACGTCGATGGTGGATAGCCCGGCGTTGGCGGCGGCTTTCACAAGACTCTTTTCCGAGAATTGATGAAGGTGGATTGGAAGATCCACGCTGTGCCAATCAGCACCCAGCTTGAGAGCGAAAGGTGAGTCTGCGTTCGGCACCATGATTTTCATGAGGCCGCCATCTGTAAGCAGTGATCGAAGCTTCGTCAGCGTTCCAACCGGATCTGGCACATGCTCAAGCACATGATGTGACGTAATGATGTCGAAGCGCTCTTCGCCATGTTCGCTCAGGAAGTCCTCTAGCGTACCCTCGAAAACGGGAATGCCTTGTCCTCGCGCAATAGCTGCTCCGTGCTGACTGGGCTCGATTCCCTGAACCATTGCCCCGAGCTGGCGGCATAGATTGAGAAAGTAGCCACCACCACAGCCGAGGTCGAGCACACGCTTTCCTTCGGGCAGAGGAATGCCGTCGAGATTGCCAGCAGACATTGCCTTGGCGATCACGGTTGCGTCATCTGCTTCAGCGGCGTGACGCTCGTCATAGGCTTCGTAAGCTGAATCATAGAAGGCGTTGAGATCTTCCGCGCTCGGCCGCGGGTTTACGAAGCCATGCCGGCAGGAAAGGCACTCGAACACTGGCCACGCCTTGCCATCGGCAGGGTTGCGATTGCTGAATCCAGTAAAGCGCAGCCGGATTGAACCAGAGGCGCACACAGGGCACGAATGAAACATCGTCACAGTCCTTTGCTAACCGCGCAGAGGCACACAAACCAATAACGTATCGCAGCGATAACAGGAAGTAAACGGACATGAGCGCAGTCGCTTCAGGAACTTCCAGCGTTCGCCTTCTCTCTGCGAGAGCCGGCAGAACCGGCTTCGTGATCGAGAACACAGACGCCAATCGTCTCCATGTGCTGCTCGGATCAGGCGCGGCGGATACAACAAACTCTTACAGTTTCAGCCTGGCCCAAAACGAGACATCGGCGCTCCTGACATACAACGGCGACGTGTTCGGCATCTGGGCCGCTGATGGTTCTGGTTACGCTCTCGTAACTGAATGGTGAGGAGGCAACATGTGATGAGCGACAAATCCAAACGCCAGCTTCCTCACATACCCTCATCAGCTGACGAACAGCGCATCAGAGCCGCTCGCCAGGCAATGCTCAATGCCATGCTCAAGGATGCGATAGATGGCTGAGCGCGACTTCGCCGATGACATCGTAGAAGAACTTCTCGATAGAGTTTCCAAAGGCGAACAACTCGTCAAGCTCTGTGCCGATGTGAGAATGCCCGCGAGATCGACGGTCTATTCGTGGATTGATTGTGATCCTGACTTCGCTGGACAGTTCCGTGCGGCGCGTGCGCGAGGTGTTCACGCTCTGGCAGAGCAATGTCTTGAGATCGCCGACGAGCCGGTGAGCAAGGATGACAGCGTTGCGGTCGCCAACAAGCGCGTTCGGATCGACACACGTCTGAGGCTGGCGGGCAAATGGCTGGCCGCCGAATATGGCGACAAGCTCGACGTGAACTACAATGCGGAGATCGCGCATCGGCATGACCTTAGCGGCTACAGCTCCGATGAACTCGACACGCTTGAAAAGCTTGTCGCAAAGAGTTCCGACGCTTCGGGAGATACAGGCAGAGCGGGCGCGGAGAAGCCTGGGAGCGTTCACTAGCTACACCGAGCCTGCTTATGAACTGGCTGGGCATCAGGCGAAGCTAGATAGTGCTCTGGAGGCCGTTGAGCGCGGTGAGATAGACCGTCTCATGGTGTTCATGCCTCCGCGCCACGGCAAGAGCGAAAAGACGAGCAAGCGTTTCCCGGCATGGTATCTCGGGCGGAATCCCAAGCGGCAGATCATCGCGTCGAGCTACAACAGCGATTTGGCTACGGATTTCGGGCGCGAGGTCAGGAACATCATGGCTTCGCCTGAATATGGCGAGGTATTCAATCACGTTGGCCTAAGGCAGGATAGCCGCGCGGCCGACCGAATGAACACGGATCAAGGCGGCGCATACTTCGCCTGCGGCGTGGGCACTGCAACGACTGGCCGCGGCGCGCACCTTGGATTGATCGACGACCCGTTCAAAGATCGTGAGGACGCGGACAGCGAGATCCAGCGGGAAAAGGTCTGGCGCTGGTATCGGTCAACCTTCTTCACGCGATTAATGCCCGGTGGGGCAATTGTGCTGGTTCAGACGCGCTGGCACGAAGACGATCTAGCCGGACGGTTATTGGAGTTGCAGGGCCGCAAGGATGAGGGCGGCGAGTGGACCGTGCTCGATCTGCCAGCCCTGGATGAACAGGGCCAGGCGTTGTGGCCGGAATGGTACGACGAAACGGCTCTGGAGCGGATCAAGGCTACGATCGGTCCACGCGAATGGTCGGCACTGTATCAGCAGAGACCACAACCGGACGAAGGCACGTTCTTTCAGCGCGAGTGGTTCAAGGAATGGGAGAAGAAGCCAACTCTCCGCTATTACGGGACCAGTGATTACGCCGTCACGGATGGCGGCGGCGACTTCACGGTCCACAGAGTGTGGGGCATCGATCCCGAAGGCTGCATCTATCGCGTTGATGGATGGCGCGGTCAGGCAACCTCTGACGTATGGATCGAAGAGAAGCTGAATCTCGTCGATAAGTACAAACCACTGGCTTGGTTCGGCGAGGGCGGAGTTATCCAGAAGGCAGTTGAACCAGCGCTGATGCGCAGGATGCGTGAGCGCAAGAGCTTCTGTCGGTTAGTGTGGCTGCCCAGTGTGCATGACAAACCGACACGGGCGCGGAGCTTCCAGGCAATGGCGGCAAGTGGGCGAGTGTATTTCGAGAAGGGCGCGGACATCAGTGAGTTCCTCGCATTCCCCGCCGGCAAGCATGACGACGATGTGGATACCGCTTCACTGATCGGACGGGCTCTGGATCAGGCGCATCCGGCGATCATCCACCCGCAAGTGCCACCGAAGAATCCCCCCGATCTGTGGGGCCGCAGGAAGGAGGGCGAGTCATGGAAGGTGGTGTGACCCTCGCCGACTATAAGAAGATGTTCGCGGATGCCCGTGACCTGCTGGCTGAGAACCGCAAAGAGCAGCAGATCGATGACGATTATTACCACGGCTATCAGCTCACTCCCGAAGAGCGCAGAGTACTCCAGAAGCGCAAGCAGCCGGACACGGTATTCAACCGCTACAGGAAGAGCATCAACGGCACGCTTGGGGTATTGCAGGGCGGCGAGACCGATCCCCGAGCCTATGGCCGCAATCCAGGCGTGGATGAGGACGCGGCCGATGTGGTGTCGAAGACGCTGCGGTTTGTTGCCGACCTCAACGACTTCCACGAACTGAGACTGCGCTGCGCCTACGATTATCTAGTTCCGGGCACCTGTGCTGCTTTGGTTGAGGTAGGAGAGGACAATAGACCCAAGCTCACCCAGATTCGCTGGGAGGAGTTCTTTCACGATCCCCGCTCGAGGATGTGGGACTTCTCCGATGCCCGTTACATGGGTGTGGCGAAGTGGATGTATGCCGACGACCTGACCCGGATGTATCCGGACAAGGCGAAGGATATCGAGGACGCTTTAGGCTCAACTGGGCCAATCACGATTGATGACACGTTCGGCGACAGGCCGAGGGACAGTCTATCTAACTGGATCGATGCCCGCAAAAGACGGCTGATGGTAGTCGAAATCTACCACCGCGAGGGTCAGGGCTGGCTGAGATGCGTATTCCATGCCGGTGGAGTATTGGAAGCAGCGCCAAGTCCCTACGTTGACCAGAAGAAACAGCCCGAATGCGCGATCGTCGCCCAGTCCTGTTATGTGGACCGCGAGAACAACCGGATGGGCGTCGGACGGGATCTGAGAACGCCGCAGGATGAGTTCAACAAGCGCAGGTCGAAGCTCCTCCACGAGACCAGCAACCGCCAGATGCAGGCCATGCCCAACGAGATGGGGCAGATGGCGCTGGCGACCGATGCCGATACGGTACGGCAGGAGGCTGCCAGACCTGACGGAATCATTCCTCCGGGCTGGATGCCGGTCCAGCGGGCGGATATTTTCACCGGTCAGGTCAATCTGCTGCAGATGGCCGAAGCCGAACTGGACCGGCAGGGACCGAACCCGGCTATCTTGGCAAGGTCGGCATCTTCGGCTTCGGGACGGTCGAAACAAGTAGACCAGCAGGCAGGACTGACTGAAGACGCGGTTGTCTACAAGGGCATCCATGCGTGGGAAATGCGCATGTACCGCGCGATGTGGAACCGCTGCCGGCAATATTGGACGGCACCTGATTACATCCGGGTCACGGATGATCTGAAGTCACCGCAGTTCATCGGCATCAACCAACCCCAGACGGGAACGCAGATCGGCCGGAACCCGCAGACTGGGATGCCGGAGATCCAGCAGGTTGTATTGGGTTATGAAAACCAGCTGGCCGAACTGGATGTGGATATCGTTCTTGACGTGGTTCCGGACACCGCTGCTCTTGCCGACGAGCAGTTCCAGTCCCTGACCGAATTGGCGAAGATGTACGGCCCGCAGGAAGTGCCGTTCGATGATCTTCTTGAGGTGTCGAGCATCCCCAACAAGCGGGAGCTGATCGAGAAGCGCAAGGCACGGGCCGAGGAAGCCGCTCAGCAGGGCGGGCAGGGCCAGCAGATCCAGATGGCCGGCCTCACTGCCGAGCTCAGGGAGAAAGCGGCCTCTGCCTCGCTCAAGGAAGCGCAGACCGTCAAAACACAGGCCGAGACGCAGAAGCTTGGCGTCGAGACCCAGAACGAAGCTGTGAGACCGCATCTGGAGGCCGTTCAATCGGGCTTTCAGGCGGGCCAGCGGGGATAGGGGCCGCCTCCCTCAAAGGGCGTATCAGGCTAGACTGCATCTAGCACCCGCCGCCGGGGTTCGGGCGCATCGTCACTGCGACGTCAAGCAGAGGGATAGTCATGGACAAGCTGGAGTTTTTGGACGGCGCAGAAGCGCCGAATGAGGAAGTCGTGTCTGAAGCACCGGAAGCCGCTCCGGCGGAAGTCGCTGCCGAGGAAAAGCCGGAACGTCCGAGAGGACCGGACGGCAAGTTCGCGCCGAAGGAGAAGGTTGAGGCTCCCGTCTCTCCAACTCCAGAGCCTGAACCCGTACAGGAACAGCCGATGGTGCCGCTCGCGGCGCTGCACGAGACCCGGGACAAGGTCAGAGACCTTGAAGCCCGTCTCGCGGCTCTACAGCCCAAGCAGGAGGCTCCTCAACCCACTATCGGCCCGGCTCCCGACATGTTCGAGGATCCGGACGCCTATCAGGCATGGTCACAACAGCAGATCGTCAATGCCACCCTCAACCTCTCGGAAGAGATCACGAGGGAGAAGTATGGCGATGAACTGGTGGACGCAGCCAAGACGTGGGCCACAGAACAGTTCCAGACCCGCCCCGGCTTCGCCCAGGAAGTGATGAGCCAGCGCAATCCCTACGGCTATGCCGTCAAGCAGTACCAGAAGCAGCAATCGCTCTCCCAGCTGGGAGACGATCCGACAGAGATTCAAGCCTACCTCGCCTGGAAACAGGCCCAGCAGGCTCAGCCGGCGGCTCCGGCCGTCACACCCCCACCTCAACGCCCTCCACAATCGATCGCCTCTGCACCTTCAGCCGGAGGATTGCAGGCTCAGGCGGTCGGGCCGGGAGTGGCGTTCGATTCAATCATAAGGTAATTCGAAATGGCTGAAGTCACCCTCGCATCTGCCTCTGAAAAGCAGAAGTGGATCAGCGACTATTTCGCTGAATATGTTCGGCAGTCCGGTTTTTCCGGATATATGGGCCGGTCCAACAACTCGATCATCATTGCCAAATACGAGCTTCAGGAAGAGGCCGGCAAGACGATCAACATTCCGCTCATCACGCGGCTGAAGTCGGCAACCGGCATTACCGGTTCCGGCGTTCTCGACGGCAATGAGGAAGAGCTCGGCAACTACAATTGCGCGATCTCGATCGACTGGCGCCGCAACGGCGTCCGTGTTCCGAAATCGACCAGCTTCAAGACCGAGATCGACCTTCTCAACGCCGCTCGCGACATGCTGCGCACGTGGGAAGCCGAGAAGATCCGCGACGATATCATCACGGCGATGATGTCGGTGGTCACGACCGCTGACACGACTGTCACGATGGCGGCTTCGTCGGCGGCCAACCGCAACGCTTATGCACTGGCCAATGTGGATCGCCTGCTCTTCGGCGCCACCCTGTCGAACTATTCGGCAACGTGGGCAACGGCGATGGGCAACATCGACACGACCGCTGACAAGTTCGATGTCGGCAAGGCCAGTCTGATGAAGCGTATCGCCAAGCTCGCAGACCCCCATATCCGGCCCTTCCGGTCGAAGGTTGGGCAGGAGTTTTTCGTGGCGTTCCACGGGGCGCGGACGTTCCGCGACCTGAAGGCGGACACCACGCTCCTGGCAGCCAACCGCGATGCGCGGCCTCGTGATGTCGAAGAGAACCCGATCTTCCAGGACGGCGATCTCATCTATGACGGCATCATCCACCGCGAGGTGCCGGAAATCGATGTCGTCGCAGCCAATGGCGGCAATGCCTACACCCTGAACGCAGTTGGCGCGGCATCGGCGGATGTCCGTCCGGTGTTCCTCTGCGGAGCGCAGGCTGTGGGTATCGCCTGGGGCCAGGAGCCAACCCCGAGAACCGACACCAACAAGGACTATCAGTTCCGTCCCGGTGTCGCGATCGAGGAGCTATTGGGCGTCAAGAAACTGGCGTTCAACGGTCTCCAGCAGGGCATGGTCAGCGGCTTCTTCGCTGCCGCCGCCGATTCATAAGGAGATGGATAATGCCTGAGATTGGCTCCGGCGATCCGAGCGACCCGCTGTTTCAGCAGGCGCTCGGCTTCACTCCCAAGGCTAAACCGAAGGCCAAGAAAAAGGCCAAGGGAAAGCGCAAATAACCATCAACGAGTGAGCGGCCCTTCGGGGCCGTTCGCTTTTGGAGATACGAAATGGCGACTTACAACTCTGATAAGGTCATCGGCAACGTGCCGTTGGCCCACCACGGCCTTGGCGGCGGCACGAAGGTCGCCTTTGCCACGATTGCCGTTCCCTCGACCATCGCAACGACCGATGCATTGAGCTTTTTCGATCTTCCCGCGGGAGCGAGAGTTGTCCTCGCCGTGCTGGAAGCGGACGATCTCGACAGCAACGGCACCCCGACCATTACCATCAACGTGGGCGATGCGGGATCGGCGACGCGGTATTTTTCAGCCTCTACCGTGGCCCAGGCCGGCACCCTGTCAACGGCGATGGCTACGGCAGGTGCGGGTTACTCGAACACGGCCAAGACCCGCGTGACCGGAGTCCTTCAGGCCAACCCGGCGACCGGCGTGGCTGGCAACATCTACCTGACGATGTTCTACGTCATCGAAGGCGTGGCGTCCTAATGATCGGCGGGGGCTGTAATGGCTCCCGCCCTTCCTTTCGAGGAGGGTAGTTGATGGCTGCAACCTGCCTCGACATCGTGACCTTTGCCATGCGCTCGCTGGCGCTTCTGGCCTCAGGGGAAACGCCGAGCTCGCAGGAAAGCGAGGATGGGCTTGTCGCGCTTCAGTCATTCTATGACGAGCTTGTCATGTCCGGCATCTTCGGGCGGCTCGAGGATGTCTATCTTACTGCCAGTGACACGGCGCAGGAGGGCAATAGATACCTGCTTGCGGCCAGCGTTGTTCTCACCGAGCCGACCATCATCTCTGCGGATGTGACCGAGGATGGAGAAGACAGGCAACCAAGAGACCTGTCCCTGTATGAGAGCCTGACCAGCACCGGAACACTCTCCCGCAGACTCTACGATCGCACTGGATGGGTGAGCCTGACGGGTCTTACACTGGCCGGTACGGCTCCCTTGTCCAGCAGAGGCGCGATGGGCCTTGCCGCTGCCGTGGCGTGCTCTGGGGGCTTCTCGGATATGTTCGGCGCCAATCCCGGCGCTCCTCTTCTCGCGCGCTCACAGCGCTTCCTGTCGAGCCTCTCGCACAAGCTTGGATCGACCCGCGATCGCCTGGCTGCGGAGTATATGTGAGCATTTCCTACGGCAGCTCTGCCTACAAACGAACCAACGGCGACCTGCCGTCGCTGACGCTCATCAACATGTTCGTCGAGCAGGCGAAGACATCCGAGCAGGGGATAGCTCTCTTGTCGCGAGAGGGGATGGTTCAATCATCCACGCCCGGAACTGGGCCCATTTACGGCATTTTCTCCAAGCAGGGATGCTTCGGGGGAGACCTGTTCACCGTCTCCAATAATACCCTCTACCGCGGAACGACTTCGCTGGGAGCGATTACCGGAACGGGCCCAGTTTCCATCGACGGCTCTGATAATGAGGTTGTCGTCACCCGTGGAGGGACAGCCTACAGCTACAACGGGACCAATTTAGCAGCGATTTCCTTTCCTGATGGGGCCAATGTTCGGGCGGTGTGCTTCATTAACGGGCGGTTTGTGTTTGTCCGTGATGGATCGGCGAAATTCTACTGGTCGGACATTCTCAACGGCCGAACGGTCAATGCGCTCAATTTCGCTACTGCCGAAAGACAGCCTGACCAATTATTGGACGTAAAGGCACGCGGCGACATCCTCTGGCTGCTCGGCCAATCCACGACTGAGGCGTGGAGCAACGATGGCTCGGACGCGGACATCCCTTTCTCGAGGATCGAACAGGTTGTCTTCGACGTGGGAGCTATGGCCACTGGCTGCACGGTCCTGGCCGACAACACATTGTTCACCATCGGCCACGATGGGGTTCTTTACCGCACCGGAGAAGTCCCGGAGCGCGTTTCTGATCATTCCATTGAGGAGCGCATTCTCAGCTCCGCGACACAAAAACTGTTCACGTTCAAATATCAGGGTCATGAATTTCTCGCTATAAGACTAGATGTCGAAACGTTAGTCTATGATGCTGCAACGCGAGAGTTTTGCGAGTTCCAGTCGTCTCAGGCTAATTGGATCGCACAATGTGCTACAATGGTTGGTGATTTGGCATATTTCGGCCATTCGATCACTAATCAGGTGCTGATATTCGGCGGATGGGACGATGCTGGCGAGGAATTGGAACGCAGGTTCTCGGCCGCGCAGCAATTGGATGAGCCGGTCACGATCAATAATATCCGGCTATGGTGCAATGCCGGCCACACGGAGGTGTTGGGCGGGCAGGGCTCCGATCCCCAAGTCGAAATGCGTTATTCGAGAAACGCAGGGAATAGCTGGAGCGCCTTTAGCTCGGCCAGATTGGGGGCAACCGGACAATATCGCACAGTTCCCGCATGGAGACGGTTGGGTCAGTTCGATTTCCCTGGACTGTTGCTTGAGTTCCGGTTGACCGATCCGGTGCCGTTCAGGGTCTCGTCAGTAAAAGCCAACGACTTCTCCGGTGGTAGATCAAGAGGTGGCTAAGCTTCTCGACCGACGGACTGGCCAAAACTCTTCGGGAATTGCGTTTCAGAGATTGTGGCAAAAGAATTGCGAGCTGATTGAAGCCCAATTCGCCGATATCTTTCTGGCGCTGGCCTCGATCTCCGATGTTGCTCCGATAACCATCGTTGCCGACTACACAGGAGCGGTGAATCCGGCCAACCAGCTGCCCTATCAGGTTGCGATCAAGCGCTTCAGCGGCGACACGGACGTAACCACCTTGACGGTATGGTCCCTTGCTGCCGATGCGGGGATCACGGCGACGATCGGGGCTTCCACCGGGCTTCTGTCGATTACTGCGATCACGGCTTCGGGCAACATCACGGTTTCCAGCCTCTACAACGGGATAACAAAGACAAAGCTGGTCCCTGTTACTCTGAGCATCGGAGCGCCGCCATCCACCGGCACCGGCGGCGGCAGTTCAACTGCATCGGACACAACGTTCAATTCGATCAATTCGGCAACCCATGCCGCGATTTCCGACGAGCTCACGGTGACAGTGGGATCATCCGGGACGGTCACGCTAAATGCCGCGTCGCTGACGGTGAGAACGGCCAAGGATACGACCGGCACTTTCCCTGTTTACGGCATCTGGCGGTGGTGGAACGGGTCTTCATACGTAGATGTCGGGACCGAGGTTCAGAGCAGCCCGAATTGCACGCTCGATTTTGATTCGGAGACGGGGATCTACTTCTTCGATCCCGCTGGGAGCCTGACGGTCAACAGTTCGAAAAGTGGGCTTGGGGTCAGCAGCAGCCAGAAGTTCCAGCTGTATGCCCGCAACTCTTCAGGAACGCGGACGATGACCTTCACCGGGACGGCTTCGGCAATCCCATGATCCGACGCGCTTCGGTCGAGGATGTCGAGAGCATCAACGACTGGATCTATCGCGACAGCGGCAAGAGACCGGATTTCAGCTTCTTTCTCGCCGATCGGATGAATGTCTGCCTTACCGAAGGCGAGGGTGGAGCCTTGTTCGTGTGGCGTGGGCCGGGGATTTTCGAGGTTCACGTCTTCTTCACTCAACGGGGAAAGTCGGTTCTCCGTCTCTCCCGCGAAATGCTCGAAATCATGCGCCGGGATTACGGTGCTGAACTGTTCTGGGCGGCGGTCCCGGTCGAATCCCGCCACGTCATCATGTTCACCCGCCTGATGGGCTGGAAGTCACACGGTTTCGCCGAGCTTCCGCAGGGCCGGTGCGAACTTTTCATCGGAGAATAGGATGCCTCCAGCTGTAATCGCTGCCGGCGCTGTCGCCGCCGGCACCATCGGCGGCGCCGTCATTGGCTCATCGGCGCAGAAGAAGGCCGCGAACCAGGCCAATGCCGCTCAACAGCGGTCAACCGACGCCCAGCTTCAGCTTGGCCGCGAGAACATTAATTTCCAGCAGGGCATCTATAACCAGAACAGGGGGTTACTCAGCCCATTTGTTGAGCGGGGAAATGTTGCGGGCCAGTCGATCAATGCTCTGCTTGGACTTCCCTCTGCGCCTTCATCCAGTGCGCCTACTGGTGTCCAGACCGCGCCTGTCGCCGGACAGGTGGCAGTCAATGATCCAGCGTGGTCCGAGGGCGCGTTGCAGGCGATGGGGCTCGGCTCGCGTGGGGATTCGGTCGGCACTTTGCAGGGCCATCTGGGCGGACAAATCGAGGGCCAGCTTCCCGATTATGTCCGCCAGCGTTACGACAGTTACGTTCAGAGCCACCCCCAACAGCAGCAGCAACAGCAGACTACGGCTGCGCCTACCGGCACCCAGCCCTTGGATGCGTTCAACAACTTCGCCAATTCGGCGGGGATGCAGTTCCAGCTCCAGCAGGGCGAGAACGCGATCAACAATGGCTATGCTGCAAAAGGGCAGCTTCAGTCAGGCGCTGCTCTAAAGGGTCTTCAGAATTACGGCCAGCAAACCGCTCTGAATAACTACTTCCTGCCGTATCTGGGGCTTCTCGGCGGCCAGCAGGCAACCGGAGCACAGGCCGGTTCGGCAATCGCCGGGGTAGGTTCCAACTTCGGCAATACCGTTGCCAACATCTACGGCCAGCAGGGCAATGCGATTCAATCCGGGGCAAATGCGGCTTCCAATGCGGCTCTGTTGAGAGGTCAGGCCAATAATAATATGTGGTCCGGCATCGCATCTGGGCTCGGCACCTTCGCCTCAAGCTTCGCTCCTCCGAAGGGCTTCTGAGATGGCGGATGTCAACTGGTCCTTGGGTCTCCCACAGCAAAACCCTGGGAACGCCTTTCTGGACGCCTTCAAGCAGGGCCAGCAGCAACGCCGGCAGGATCAGGCACGGCAGGCGATGGGAGCGCTTGTCCAGAACCCCAACGACCCAAAGGCTTTGGCTGCATTGGCCCAGGTTGATCCGCAGAGTGCGATGGAGTTCCGCAAGCAGCAGATCGAATATTCCAAGGCCCAACTGGCCCAGCACCAGGATTCGATCCTCAAGGGCGCTGAAATCGTGCGCCAGTTCAATCCCAAGGATCAGCAGAGCTACACCGCAGCGCTTCAGGCGGCCCAGGCGGCGGGCATCGATGTGTCCCAGGTTCCGCAGCAATATAACCCGCAATATGTCGATGGAGTGATGAAGCTTGCTGATGCGCTAAAGCCTCAAACTTCTGACAACACGCATTTCATCACTCCGCAGCCCGGCGGCGGCGCCTATGCCTACGATCCGCGAACTGGCGGCGTCACGACCATCATCGCTCCTAATCCTGGGGACCAGGCTCCTGGCGCGCCGGTTCAGGCTGGAGGGTTGCCACACGTCAGCGACCAGCGGAGCTACGATGCGATCCCTCCGGGAACGCAGTATATGACCCCTGACGGGCATGTGAGAGTGAAGCAAGGAGGTCAGCCGGTTGCCCCGGCTGGCGGGTTTCCATGATACCACCGCGCGCAGTGAAAGCGGCGGCCGTGACTATTATCCGAGCGGCGCTCCTGTCGTCAGCCCCAAGGGGGCGATGTATGCCATGCAGGTGATGCCCGGCACGGCCCGCGATCCCGGTTTCGGGGTGGCTCCGGCTCAATCCTCGACACCTTCTGAATATAACCGGGTCGGACGGCAATATCTGGATGCGCTTCGCCAGAAGTACGGTGGGGATCCGGCGAAGATGTGGGGCGCCTACAATTGGGGACCGGGCAATCTCGATAATGCCCTCAACCGCTACGGCGGGGACTGGCTGCGTTATGCGCCCAAAGAAACACAGGATTATGTAAGACGCAATCTGGCGGGGAGCGGACTGTAAATGGCGAATCCCTGGGACAATGATCCGGTCGTGAGCACCCCCCAAAGCGGCCCCATTTACGGCTTGCCGCGCCAAGCGCCGATGCAGACGCCAGCCCAATCGCAGCAGGATCAGCTTCAGGTCCAACATTTGGGCCAGCAGATCCAGGCCCAGCCGCTTCAGAATGAGAATACCGCGGTCAACATCCAGCAGGGCCGCGCCGGCATACAGAACCAGCAGTTCAACCAGAACCAGGCGCTGCGGCAGGAGTTCAACGCCCTCCCCGAGATCAAGAATTACAGCGCGGCGGTTCAGTCTCTCGGGACAGCTCTGAAAGCTCCCGATAGCCCGCAGGGTGATCTCGCGGTAATCTATGCCTATGCCAAGGCCGCCGATCCCGGCTCGGTCGTTCGCGAAGGCGAGGTGGACATGGCGACGGCCACCGCATCTCTCCCGGAGAAATACCGGGCCGAGGTCGGGAAGCTGACCGAGGGCAAGCGCCTTCCTCCCGAGGTTCGGACGGGCCTCATCGAAACGATGCGCCAGTCCGTAGGTGGATTGAGGCAGGTCTATGACCAGCAGAGGGAACGTTATTCGGCTCTTGCCCAGCAGAATGGCTTCGATCCTAAGCAGATCGTCGGCGAGCCTCTTTACCAAGCCTATGAACCTTCCGAAGAGCAATATATCCGCGCGCATGGTGGGACGCCGCGGATCAATGGCGTGCCGATCGATCAGCCTGCTCCACAGGGCGAGGCGCCAACGCAAGCGGTTGGTCAATTCGGTGATGCCCGCGGGGAAGCACCGCTTCCGCCACATGCCGAGGATTTCCGCAACGGCCTTTATTCGGCCATGCGGAACCGGCAGATCAATTCCCCGGCCGACATGAAGGCATGGGTCCAGCAGTTCAATCAACAGAACGGGACACAATACCAGCCCCAACTCACCGCCAAGGACACGCTGAAGGCAATTAATGCCGCGCGGAAGGGCCAGGCGTTCAACGTCGAGCTGCCCAAATACATGCCGGATATTTCCGACGCGCGTGGCGGCAATGGAATCGGAGAGAAGGCCGATGCCGCGCTTCGCGGTGCTGCGGATACGGCTTCATTCGGCATCGCAGACAAGGCCGCAGCGCTGGGTGACACAGTAACGCGCGGCGGAACCTATGACGAGAATTTGGCGCGCCAATATGCGATCTCCGATTATGATACACAAAAGCACTTCCCCTCTCGCTTCGGCGGTCAGATCGTCGGCGGCTTCGCTGTTCCGGTGGGTGAGATGGCTTCGATCCCGCAGGTCATGGGCAAGAGCGCAGCTGCCGGCGCAGCTTACGGGACAGGTTCGTCACGGTCCCTCGCAGATGTGCCGCAGAATGCCTTCCTTGGAGGCATTGCGGGCGGCGCGATCGGTGGAGTGGTCGGAGGTGCGCCGCGCGTTATTGGGGCCTTGCGCCGCGCTCCTGGCGAAGTCCCACCACTGGTCGATCCACAGACAGGCCAGCTCAACCAACCTTTGGAAGCGATGACTCCGGGCCAGCGGGTGGTCAAAGCCGAGGAATATGGCGTCAACCTTCCCGCCGATGCGGCTGGAGGGCGAACCGCCGCCGTCATCGGCAAGGGTCTCGACATCATGCCCGGATCTGCCGGCGTGATGGAGGATGCGCGCAGGGCCACGGAAAGCCAGGTTGCCGACGCTTCTGACGTAGTTGCCTCACGTTTCGGTAATGCGCGCACGATGAACGAGGCCGGAGCCGAGCTTCAGCGCGGAGCGAACGAGCGGATCGAGCGCGGCAAGGCGGTCATCAACAAGGCTTATGAGGCGATTCCGATTGCGGATCAGGCTCCGGCATCTACGAGCAATAGCGTTGCCACTCTTCAGAGCCTTACCGGGCGGTTCCAGTCGAACCCTGATCTAGCTGCGACGCTGAAAGACCCGAAACTGGCCGGCTATCTCGATGCTTTGCAAAAGGGCGGCCTCAGCTGGCAGGATCTGAAGGATTTCCGGTCGATCATCGGCGAAAAAATCGGCGAAATGCGCTTTGGCGAAAGCTCCAGCACATCTGACCTTCGCGCTCTTTACGCTGGTCTTTCGGAAGACATGCAGACGACTGCTGCGCAAATGGGGCCGCGTGCCACAGCTGCGTTCAATCGCGCCAACAACCTCAACCGCGAAAACGAACAGATGATCCAGGGAGCATTGACCCGCATTCTCGGCAAGAATGGCCAATTAGCTCCGGAGAAGGCTGCTGCCGCGGTCCAGGCGATGACCAAGGGCGGCAAATCAACCGGAGACTTGAGAACATTGGCTCAGATCCGCTCGGCGACGATCAAGAGTGGGGCATGGAATGAAATTGCCTCGACCCTGATCCGCCTGGGCGGTCAGCCAGTCAATTCTGCGGGGAGGGATTTCAACCCGCAGACCTTCGTCAACTGGTATGCCGACATGGCCGAACCTGCCCGGAAGATGCTGTTTGGCAAGTCCGAGCTCAGAGACGCATTGGACGGCTTTGTGGCCGTCAACCAGCGTCTTCAGAAGGTCAACGCTCTCCGCAACACCTCGAACACCGCGGGAAATCTCACCGCGGCAGGAACGGTGGGCACGATGGCCGCATCTCTCGGCAGTCCGCTGCTTGGGGCAAAGCTGCTTGGCGTCATGGCTGGAAACTACGGCATGGCGAAAGCATGGACCAATCCGGCTTTCGTGCGTCTGATTACCGGTTATTCGAAAGCTGTAGCCTCTGGAAACCAGAACGCGGTTAAATCGCAGATCGGCCGCATCGGAAAGCTGGCTACGACCAATCCGGATCTTCGTGAGCCGCTGATCGCGCTTCAGCAGCGCCTTGCGAACGACAATTACACCCCCTCGGTTGCGGCCTCAAGTTCCAACCAGGCTGACCAGAACCAGTAGGGCTGACACCGAATAAACCCGCCATCTTCGCGGCGTGAACCAGCCTGCGAACGCAAGCAGGAAAATTACCTGCCAAGCCTTCATACGCACTCGAATGTCATGTGATCCTGAAGGTCGTTCTCGGAACTGACGCGGGCCGATTTGCCGAGCTTCGCGCAATAGTTCTGAGCAATTTGGAGAGCCTTGTTCGGCTGCCAACCGTAGCTCGAGACGATTCCGCCCGCCGGAGTGGTGGATGTCAGATGTGGCCCAGAACAGCCACCGACCAGCAGAAACGCAGCCAAAAATCCCGTTCGCATGGGCGGGGAATAACAGCTTTCGCCACGGAGTAACAGATGGCCCTATTCAGATCGCCTGTCGTTCGCGCGACAGACGCCAACGTTAATGCGCTGTCTGGGGCGAAATGGTATTTCTACACCACCGGCACGCTTACTCCATCGGCGGTCTATACGACATCGGCACTAAGCGTTGCCCACGCGAATCCCGTAGTTGCTGATGCTGGCGGGCTTTTTGCCCCCATCTATCTTGATCCCTCGGTCATTTACCGCGCCATCCTCAAGGACGCGCTCGGCAGCACCATTCAGGACATCGATCCCATCAATGAGGCCGCGGTAGGGGCCACCATAGCCTCTCCCGGCGTTATCGAGATAGGCTACAAGACAGGCGGTCTGAACACCACCGTCTATATCGACAACAACGGCAGTGAATCCGGTTTGTGGGCGCGTCGGTGGATTACCGGAGTGCCCACGATCGATGGCTATATCCGCAACGTCCTTGGAGTTTACTATATCAATGCCACGAGCGGCGGATATCTCCGCGCCGGCGGCAACGAAATGTGGAAATGGTCCACGATGGGCGCCGGCTATGCGGCCGGCGCTGGCGGCGCCGTCACTCAAGCGACCAGCAAAACAACCGCAGTAACGCTCAACAAAGTCACCGGAGCGATTACGCTCAACGGATCGAGCGTTTCCGCCAACAGCTCCGTCAGCTTTACGTTCAACAACTCCATGATCCAGGCCAATGATCGAGTGCGCTACGGCATTCGTTCAGGGGCTGCAGATCCCAGCGCTTACCTCATCGTGGACACTGGCACATCGGATGGGGTCCGCAGCGTCTACGTCCGCAATCTCACTGCTGGCGCTCTCGCCGAAGCAGTCAGCGTTAGCTTCGATGTCTACAAGGGAGATATTGTCTGATGCCCGATCGTCACCTCCACGCCGACTACCACACATCGATGTGTGGTCAGGATATCTCCACCCTGCTCGCGACTTGGAAGGATGCTGAAGCGACCTGTGCTGATTGTATCAAGCAAACGCCAATAGTTCGGGCTCAGCAACCGAAGGATGTCGCGGAACTGGATGTCCAGGTTCGGACAATCCAACAGGCTGATGATGAAAAAGAGAGCTTACTGCAGGCAGAAGCTCAAATTGAAACGCGAGGGGCGTCCACCGGCCTTCAGGGCCTCAACCAAGGAGTGAACTAAATGTCTACGAATCCCAACAAGCCGACTGATCCGGGCAAACCGGTTCAGCCGTTCGAAGATCCTACGCCGCCTCCTGGCGATCCGCCGCCGAAGAAGCCGCCTGAGCCGACCGAGTGACACCGGCTCACGTCATTCTTTGGATAGTCGCGCTTGTCGTTGGGTCTTCCTTTTGGAGGAATCCAACGGCAGGCGCGCTATTGCTCGCTTATGTGGTAGCCGAGCTCGGGCTGCCGCTGAAATACTTCACGATCCCCGATATCGTCACGGTCTGCATCATCTTCGGCAAGCCCCGCTATCGTCCTTGTGAGACCTATTGGGACTTGAGCATCTGGGCGCAATTCAAGTGCATTTTGGCGGAACGCTCCCCCGCCGACCGTTTCATCCTGCTCAGCATCCCAATGGCTTGGATTATCTATTCCCCGGTCCTGTCTCACGACCAATGGTGGAGCCTGTGGTGGATTGCCATCGCTCAGTTTCTCGCGGCGGGATGGGAATCGCTTTACGGGTTTCGATCCAATTACCGCATAATCCGCGAGCATCTGGGCGACATAGACTCATTCTTTCTGCGCGTTTTCAGCCCAGTCCCCCAACTACGCGCCGCCGATTGCGCTCCACACACGACCGGCGGTGGTGACGATGGTTGATGACTCATTCTTTAATCGCATCTTCAGTGCCGCGGCTGGCGTCTGGGCGCTTGTCGGTATGGTTGCCGTCGCGCTGTTCAAGACATGGCCGCTCATTCTTGGCCGGTTCAACGAACGCTACCGAGACCGCCTTACCGAAGAGGCTGGCGACTGGGAGCGTATTCGCCATGAGCGCGACCTTCTGCGCGAAGAGCGCGACCTTGTTCGGGATAGGTGGGCCGAATGTGAAGCCGAGAAGGCTGCGCTGATGGGCGAAAATGCAGAGTTGCGGGGCATTCTTCAAAGCCTGGGGGAGTGGCGGCAGTTCCAGGCTTATCGCGATGCGCTCAGGCGCCAGTCAGAGGGCAAGGATAGCGAATGACCTCACCAGGCTGGACGCTCGAGACCTTGAAGGAACATTTCGAGGCGCTGCGTGAGGCCGATAAGGAAGCTGTGTCAACTGCGCTCGCTGCTGCCGAGAAAGCCGTCACCGCTGCCTTGACGGCTTCCGAGAAGGCGATTTTGAAAGCCGAGAATGCGGCCGACAAACGAGCCGAAGCATCCAATGAAATCCGCGGCGCGATGGTCGATGCGCAAAAGAGCTTCGCCGATAAGGAAGGCACGGAACGGCGGCTCAAGGCCCTTGAGGATTCCCAACTCGCCGCCTCCAGCAAAACCATCGGCGCGGGCCAATTGTGGGCAATGGCCGCAGCTGTTGTCGTCGTGATCGCGGCCATCATGGGCATTGTCTTCGGAGTAACGAAATGAGCGCTGAAGCTGCGTTTGATGCGCTACGCAACTACAAGCGCGAGCTGACAGGCGAGGGATTGAGCGGCGTTGATGTTGCTTCATTCCAGGCGATTTTCTCAACATGGAAGCCAGCAGACAAGAATCCGACCGCGCTAAGCGACGGCAGCAAGTTTTTCGACGCCATCCGCCCGCTGTTCGGTTCTTTAGCGCAACCCCAAGTCGATGGGTGCGAGGCGCTGTTGCAGGCGTTCGGAGTGTCGCGCTGGCCCTTAGCTTGGGCGGCTTACGGGCTAAGCACTGCATTCCACGAAACCAACAAGACGATGCAGCCGGTCGAGGAAGCGTACTGGCTCACCGATTCCGCATCTGCCGCCTACTTCTTCAAGATGTACGACCCACAGGGCCAGCGTCCTGATGTGGCAAAGCGGCTTGGCAATACGCAACCGGGAGACGGCGCCAAGTTCGCGGGCCGTGGTTATCTACAGCTGACGGGCAGACGAAACTATTCCGACATGGCCGAGCACACTGGCGCCGATCTCGTCAATCATCCCGAACTAGCGCTGAGGCCAGACATCGCCGCGAGGATCATGGTGTTCGGGATGGAGATGGGGAGCTTCACCGGGAAGAAGCTTGCCGATTATCTCCCGCTCACCGGACGCGCCGGTTTCGACGCCTACACCCAAGCCCGCCGCATCATCAACGCGCTCGATCACGCTGGCGACATCGCCAAGGAAGCGCAGCAGTTCGAGACGGCTTTGCTAGCTGGAGATTGGAAGTGATGACACCCGGCAGCATCCTCAACGCGCTCAAAGGAATCTCAGGAGAATTCGAGCTAATCCGAACGATGGGGGCATTCGGCCTCTTTTGTTACGTCGTCGGTGCGCTCGTCTTCCAGGGCTGGGCGATGAGCCGGGGCGACCATTTCGACATCGTTGCGTTTTGCGCCGCGTTCCCCGGAGGCCTGGCACTTGCCTATGGCTCGATTGCTGGAGCCGCGGCAATCAAGGATCGCAACGTCGCCGTCGCGCAGGTCGTTCGCGACACCGGCTCGCAGCCTGGCAGTGCCGCCAGCGCCGATCCCACCTCAGTCACGGTCGTCAACAAGCCCGACGATCCCATTCCTGTGCAGGAGAATACGCCATGAGCCTTCTAATCGCCGTCATCCTGATCCTCATCATTTTGGCCCTGCTCGTCTGGGCGGTGGACATGCTTCCTCTGGGCTCGCCGTTCAACAACATCGTGAAAGTGCTGATCATCGTCATCGGTGTGTTGCTGATCGCTCAGAGGGCAGGGCTGCTGTCATGAGAGACGAAGGAGACCTGAACATGCATCCCGAACCCGGCTCCAATTGGGACCACAAAAGCGGCGGTTATGGCGTCAGCATCCCCGACGATCTGGCTTATGACAGCGTTCGTATCAAGGATGCCAACGATGCGCGGTGGCAGACCGCCGTGGCCTATGTCCGCGATGACGATGCCGAAACGCTCTATGTGCGTCCGCGAGACGACTTCCTCGCCAAGTTTACCCTGAGGGTCGAGAAGTGAACGCTGGTTCCTCAACCCGCATCATCGCCATGATCGTCGGCGTGATCCTGATCGTGGCGCTTGCCGCGCTCTTCCTTAGCCAATGCTCGTCAACGCTGACCGCGAAGAAGCAGGGCGAAGTCAATAAAGAGCAGGGTCAAGCTTCTGTAGGCGCCGGTCAGGAGGCGATGAATACCCTCACCAACGTCTCTGAGAACGTGACTGCGGCCGACAGAGCCGTGACGCAAGGACAAGGCGAGGTCCGCTCAGCTCCAGAGACAGAGAAGGGCAAAGCCGCTGTGAGTGCCGCCTGTCGCTTCAAGGCGAACCGCAACAAACCTGAATGTTTGCATCTCACGGAGAACGGGAAATGAGAAGCTACGCCGCTTGTCTCTCGCTGTTGATACTCAGCGCCTGTGTCACTTCACCCCCAGTTTACGGCGACATCCCCGAATGTGAGCGTCTGATTCCGCCGTCGCTGCTCAAGCCGGTTGATGGGGTAGACGTTCCCGTTCCGGAGTCTTGGCCTGACGGACACCAGAAGGCTGAGCCATGGATGTTCGGCTACTTGGGACAGACTGGGCAGTTGGACAAGGCCAACGAAAATGCTCCGGCAATCGATCACATCTATTCTGAATGCCTCAAGCTGCATCGTGAAGCGCTCAAGAGAGCGAAGCGCGGGTTCTTCGGAAGGATATTCGGGTGAACCGCTATCTCCTGGCCCTGCTAGCCACGGCCTGCATCTCCGTTCCCGCCCAAGCCAAGATATGCCGCGACAGCCACGGGCGGTTCGTGAAGTGCCCGGCACCTACGCCAACGCCTACTCCTACTCCTATCCCCACGCCAACCCCGACGCCGAGCCCAACGCCCTCTCCGATCACCTATCCGGTGGTCTCTCCCAACGGCCTCAAGGGCGAGTTCGACATTATTGCCGATGGCACCGATCCAACCGCGGCAGTAGAGCAGACATGGTATGGTCCGCTAGGACGTGGCGGTGTCGCTCCGGCGAGCGCTGATCCGGTCGGCGCATTCCGCTTCAACTGTGGTGCTGGATATGTCCTCAAGAAAGACGATCCGATCGTCTATCCCGGCCAACCCGGTGTATCCCACCTTCATGAAGAGTTCGGCAATTCGAGCTTCAACGCCAACCAGAATTACACGCTGATCCGCACTGGCGGCGGCACGAACTGCGGCGATCCAGCCAATCCGGTCAATCGCTCCGAATACTGGAACCCAGCCATGCTCGACGGGGCGGGAAACGTGGTTCTCGAGGATTACGATAACGTCTATTACAAGCGTGAGCCCGCAAGCACGCCAGAATGCAATGGTCCGCCTGACGACACGCACCTGGGCTTCTGTGTCGGCCTACCCAATGGAATCCGCTATCTCACCGGCTACAACATCAAGAACGGCACTGGCGGCACCAGCGACGTAAATTCGCCCGACTATTGGAACATGTACATCCAGTGCTGGGGGGCCGAGGATGGTTCAGTAGCTTCTCCAACCGGCGCTCAGTTCCATTCAATGGCCGAATTGGTGAAGGCCGGTTGTCCGGTCGGAGCTCAAGTCGTCGTCATCACAATCTCACCGGATTGCTGGGATGGCAAGAACCTGGACGTTGCCGACAGCCGATCACATATGAGCTACTCGACCGGTCCCTATGTCGCGGTTGCCGGGCAGAGAGCTTGTCCTGTAACGCATCCCCACAAGATCCCCAGCCTTCAGCGGCAGCATCATTTTACGTCAGACGCGAATTTCGTCGCGGGCAAGTGGACGCTCTCCTGCGCCATGCCAGGTGAGGATGGGTTCAAATGCTGGCATGCCGATTATTGGGAAGGCTGGAACCCGGTGATCAAAGCGCGGTGGACAACCAACTGCATCGACGGACACCGGAGCTGTGCTGGCGGTGATTTGGGTGACGGCTACCAGATCAAGGGCATGAGCGCACCGTCTGGAGGCTGGCCGAAGCATAGACTGGTGCCGCTATCGCCGATACCTTAGGGCCTTGCTGTCGTTTGCGCGCAGTTTCAAAGCACCAATCCGAACAGAACTGGCTATTCGGTCGCGATGGCCAAATACCGCACTC